TTATTGCGCCGCTGCTTTCGCCTTGCTTCGCTTTTTGCGCTCTTCGCTGATATAACGGCGAGCAAGGTCGGTGAGGGCGAGGGCAGGTGGGGCGGTAAAGAGGGGAGAGCCGGAAGGGAGCTTTGCGAGGGTGGCTCGATAGCCGTGTAATTCACGTCCAGAGGAGGCAAAGCGGATAGGGATATTGTGCTCAGCAGCAAGCTTGCTAATTTCAGCAAGGCGGGTTGCTGAGGTGGTGATGCCAAGGGCTACAGCGAGGTTTGGATCGCCTTCAAGGTATGTCGCTAGCCTGTCAATTCGATTACCTGGATTGTATTCGGCAATCGTTTTAAATACAGGATCGAGTTCGGACGCTTTAGTCCAAGCAGCATTGAACTCTTCAGGTGTCATAAAACGAAGCTGGTTTAGTGCTGACCGTGTGCCACCATGCAACGCGGATTTATCTACCACGATCCCCTTCACTGTGCTCAATGGAATTGGCGAATTGTAGGTGCGGTCTTCGAATTCGAAGAGGGGATTTTGTGTGGGTTCTGTGTTAGGAGGGTACTGTTCAATGGTTTTTTGGTACCCCTCCTCCACAAACGGCCGGTTCTTCGGCATCTTGCTACGGTCGATAACGAAAGAGATAGCTCTGGATTCTTTTGATTTGAGCCTTGGCACACGGGAGGCGGAGACGCCTGTAGTAGGGGTGGTTAAAGCCCAACTTCCTTTAGGCTTCTGGCTAATTTCTCCCGCTTCAAGAATACCCTTAAACCCCTCAAGATCGGTTGCATGATAAACACTGTTTCTTGCATTAATCAGTTCATCAACGTGTGGGGTATTCTTTGGGTGCCAAGCAGGCTGCTCGACAACTTTCTCCCCAAGGCCAAGTATCCTGCCTAGCCGGCTTGTTCTCCATCGGCCAAATCCCATTATCGGCAACGCGCCAAGCTGCGGTATGAAGTTTAGCCCTTCGAGAGAGTTATCAACTTCTTGATTGATCCCAACAACTTGGGGTAAGCCTGCACCTATAGCAAGGCCAGGCGGTCCGCCGAGCAACAACCCTAATGCACCACTAACCATGGTGTCCGGCAACCGCTCGACAACACGTCGTACCGGCTGTGGCAGCAACTCGGTCGTGTCGTGTTGCATGATCGGTAGGCTGGTGGTTGGCGGGGTGGTTTGCTCAGCCCCACGCCCCCAATTAGTTAGCTGGCCCATCAAGGCTTGCTGGTGCTGTTTTGACAGCCTGTCTAGTGGACTAGCATATCTAGCCTCTTGCTCCTTGTGCAACGCTTGTGCATAAGCTGTAGCAGCCTCCGAGCTAGAAAAGATACCCAAGTGTTTCCCTGATTTTCGATATGCGCGGATCGCTTCCTCATTACTCAATAGCTTACCATCGTCAGATATAGTAGGGATAAGAATCTCCCTGCCGTCTTCCCCAAAGCTCATAGAACGAACAGTGCTTATAGAGCCGTCAGGGTTGTAGACGATTGGGCGCCTCGTCAGGTCGATATTTCCTGGTATGAGTAAGCCGGCCTGCGGCATTACCGGGCTGCCCCTGTTGCCCGCATCTGACGAAATACCTGTTGGGCAAGATCATACAACGTGTCGGTTGTTGCACCGGCCCTGCCTGCTTGTGCTGTGCTTGATGGCGGGCGATTGTACACAAAATAGCTGCGTAGCAATCCAGCATCGGGTGTAGGCAGCCCCGTCAACGCCTTGTCAAACGCCTCTCCATACGATGTGACTTTGCCTCTTTCGTAATACTTCCCGATAAAGTCCTTCCGCAGCCGCTTGAGTTCCTTGGCTACATCACGTTCAAGAGTAGTCTGGCCTGCCTTGGCCTCCGCCACAACCCGCTTCACAGTGCTAGCTGACGCACCTGTTTCCTGCGCAATCTGCCCGAGAGTCTTGCCTTCCATTCGGCCTTCCACTACTGCCCTACGCAGCGGGTCCATATTCTCAAGCTGATCTACAGTCGCGGAAAGTTGGGCTTCTGGCAACGGCGCGTTTGGTGCACTCCATTTGCGTTCATGCCTGACCGCAAAGCCTCGTAGCAGCGGATTATCCGCAAGCGCCTCATCGAACAATGAACGCGGGGCTTCCGGCTCGGCAGCCATTGGCTGCTGGATTGCGCTGAGGATGTCAACCTGTGGCAATACCTCAAGACCTTCTGCCGTATTGCCCAACGGAGCAAGCCTGGCCGCTACACGATCCTGATCGCGAAGCACCCGTGACACCGCTGACTGGGCAATCAACGGCGCAGCCTCACTTGGTGCTCCACCTTTGAGTTGTGTGTATACCTCCATCAACGCCTCATTTGCTGCGTCATCAACAAAGTCCCGATAACGCCCGCCAAAGCGTGAGGCATTCAACGCCTTTGCGATCTTTTGGGCCTCCGGCGCAAATTTCTCGATGAACCCGGCAATCGCCTCTTCACTAAGCCTTGCTGTTGACGCAGCACCAAGCGGCGCTGACGCGCCTAGCATCCCTTCCGGCGATGCCCAGGCGCTTGCGAAAGACCTGCCAACAGCTTCCGGAATTCGCGTGTCCCGCATTCCAAGTGTATCGGCCATGCGGTAGAATAATGCCGTTAGGGGTGGAGTGGCAGTAATAGTTTGGCTAGGAATCCTGTAGTTTGGCCCAAGTGCGTTTACCCACTCATTAGCAGGTATAGGACGATCTACCCACGGAGCGGGGATGCCAAGACGGTCAAGAAGGGCAAGACCAACACCTGTGCGCGGCCCTGGTCCTGCCTTAAGATATTGATCCGCAAAGACATCTTCAAAGTTTGGCATTTATCGAGACTCCCCGCGTTTGGGCATTGGCTTGCCGGGCTGCTCAGCTTGCCCTCTTGTATACGTTACTCCTAATGACTCCATAATCAGATCAAGCTTGTGGTTGACGAGCGGCAATTGCTCTTTGAGAGTTGAAACCTCAGTCTGGAGCGCTCGTACATCCTGGTGGGTAGACATTGCCCATGCGCCGGCCATTGAGAGCACGATGCCGGCAAGAAGGGTGACGAGCCACCAGAGGAGCTTAGGTGGAGTGGTAGGGATCGTTGTAGAGGGCATACAGAATACTAATGACTTACTGGCTTGATGTTGCTCGCTGGCGAAGTTGCTCAATGAGTTCTTGCTCGATAACGGTCTTGGCACCTGCCGGCATACTTTGCGATGCAGCGCTCACATGCGCGAATGCGTGAGGAATTTCTTTTGTACCTGCCACTATTGCCTCGCTTCGAAGCTTTGTTAGAAATTGCTTGAACTGCCAGACTTTGAACTCTGTTGTACCGTCCATCGTGTTGTAGATGTCTGCAAGGGTATCGCCGATTGTAGAACCGCCAAGACGGGTGTTGAATATTTTGCCTACATAAGTTGCAACATAAGCATCAGCTTGCTCCGAGCCATTGCTGCCAATGACTTCACCCCATCCTAAGCCAGGAGTATTCGACACAATCGAGTCAAGCTTTGATTGGTAGTCAACAGCAAAACCCGCAAAGGCAATCGGAATGTCGCGTTGCTTCATTGGCTGACCAGTTGCAGGGTCAATGCGAGCGGGCATGCCGTAGCTAAATCCCGGCACCATTGCCATTGAAGGTCCAAGGGCTTCTTGACCACGAATGCTCCGTACAGTTGCGGATTCTTCGTAGCCGCCCATAGCTAACACGTCTTGCATCGCCTTGGCTGGCATGAAGAATCTGCTGAACGCTTTTCCAATAGGCGTGTTAACTGCCCGCCAGATGGCATCGGGATTGCTTGAGTCGGCGGTTTGGATCGCCTCGGCAAGTGTGAACATAGGTACGTCGCCGAATTTACGGAGCGACGTCATGCCTTCAAGCCATTCGTCGGTAGTAAGATTCATATTGGCCGGCGTAGGCGAGGTGCCGTTTTGCAGGCATTTGATAATGTCGGCGAAGAAGGAATAAAAGCCAGTGAACGGTTGATATGGCCGCAGGTCGAGGAGCCGTTTCTCCCTTGTTGCTTGGTCTGTACCTGTGTTGACTTGATAATATTTTGGTCCGGCAATGTCTGAGGTGCGAAATTGGTAGGCACCCGACAGCATCATCATGCCGGCAAAACCTTCGCCGAGCACACGGGCGGCTTGCCGGCTAGCGAACCCGTCTTTTGCCCCATTAGTCAAAACCTCCCGGAACTTCGGAGTAAACAACTCAAGCCAACTGGTAGGAGCGTGATCCATGATGAATGATATTTGGTTGGCCATGAATCGCGGGAAAGGCGGCAATACAAAGGTTAACAGTGGAATCTTGTCGTAGGTATTAATGACCGCTTTGGCAATCATGCCTGTGGGCTGGGCGGAGAAGGTCTGCTTGAGTGCATAGGCTTTTGCATCAGCGACCGCAAGCCGAAAATTCTCGGCAGGGATCGGCTTGGCAGACTCGCGGATTGCGGCCTCGTAATCGGGGATGCCTAGCCGTTCAAGGCTCCCGCGTAGCCGTGCATCAAACATGATCTTGCGTAAGAAAACTTCCTGCGCGTGATTAGGCCATTTGAGAACATCGCCGAAAAGCAGACCATATTCAGCAAGATTACGCGGTGGCAAGCCTTCCTTGCCTTTTGACGTAAGCCACTGTGTTGTGTCTCGTAGCACGTTGGCCGACAAGTCAAACGCGCTCGCAGAGCTAAGCTCACGTTCGACCGCGGGCACGGTATCCAAAAATTCCCGGTAGACCTTTCGGGCCTTCGTAGGCATGGCATCCCACGCAGCAAATCCGTCCGCCAGCAAGTCTGCAAAATGACTGCGAAGGGGGCGCCCTTCTCGTGTGGCGAACCGATCCACAAACAGCTCTGTCGCTCCGGCAACAATGTCACCGACAATCTTTGTCGCGACACCAAACCCAGATACAGCCTGGAAGTTACGAATCGCAGTCTTCGGGTGCGCAAGCATGGTCGTCAAGCTTGCTCGTTCGAAGCCTTTCGCAGCGTTGATAGCAGCCGGGAACTGTGAACGTTTTGCTGCCGCAGCAGCTTGGCGCATGCTGCGAAGCTGGGCAAGCGCAGCAGGATCACCTGCTTTGGCTGCCGCGTACAACGATTCGTTTACGACATCAAGCCCTTCTTGAAAGCGAACGAGCTTTTCACCGGCCTTGGAGGCAGTACGCTTTAGCACCTCGGCAGCCAGGCTGACTGATTGCTCAAGCGGCACGTTATATCGGCGGGAGAACCCGACAACAGTTTCCGGAGCGAGGGCTCCTTGGCGAACAGCTTCTGCGAGACGCTCGGCTTGTGGGAGTTTTATAAACTCAGGATCGGTAACAAGCTGCCGGAAGATGCTACTGCTAGCAGTTTCAGCAGTAAGCGCTGCGGTATAAGGATTGTCGAAGGCTCCTTTTTCGACGTATTGCACGTGCTCGATCAGGGCAGGGTCAACAGTCGGGGGCCGCGCTGGAGCTAGGGTTTGCTGCACAGCGGCGGCCTGCTCGGGCGTAACGTCGCGCGCCCGAGCAGCTTCTTGCTCCTTTGCGATTGCCTCCGACGCGGCTTTTAGCTCTCCTGTTGTGCGAACTTGTGCAACACCAGGGTCTTCGGTCACACGCCGCAAGGCTCGCCCTTTGCCTTGCAACGTTTTCAGTGTGCCTGCCTTAAGCACACCCAATGTAATATTTTTGCCGATTTCTTCGGGCGTAAGCGGAGCACCTTCGGCTGTTTGCCCCGATAGCAAGTTCGCTATCTCCTGCCCTGGTAGCACATCCATTCCGGCAGTCGCGCCGGTTGCCTTGGTCATCGCCCACGCATAGTCTTGTGGTGTCAGGGGATCTGCTTTACTTTTAGCAATCTCGTCAATATAGCGGTGATAGCGATCAGCAACATGCTGAGGCAGACCCATGCCCGCCGCATTGATGATATTCCACTGGCCTTGAGGGTTTAGCTGCGCAGCAAGGCCAGGATTCGAAACAAGCGTCGGATCGCGCAGGATCTCTTTCGCGATCGTTGAGCCCTGCCCCCACAACGATTTGCCCACCTCCCACAGCGCATCAAGGCTCATACCTTTAGCAACGCGAAGCTGGTTGAGAGGGCGGGCCGGGTTTAGCGCCTCGGCAATTGAACGTAATCCTGGCGCGGCGTTGTCTACGCCGTACAACGCTTGCCGAAGCTTATCTCCAAAAGTTTCTGGTTGAGCGGCCATGGTGGGGAAGTGTTACTGCTTATTCTGGCCAGACATTCGATTAATCATATCCATGAAGGTTTCTTCGAATGCAGACGGCAGCCCAAGCGAAGTTAACGCTTGCTTCATCGCATCTGCCCGGTAGCGGGCAGGCACATTTGGATCGTTGAGCACCGCCCGTATGCGCTGGCGGGCTTGCTGCTGGAGAGCCTTGTTAGTTGCAAACGCCGGACTGGCAATCAGGTCGTTAACCGAATTGATCGCCTGGCCGGCAAGCGTCGCAACAGCAACATCGTCCCGATATTTGGCGGCAGTAACGTCGGACGCTTTTCCTCCTTGTCCTGCTAGACGAAGGTTATACAAAACGTTTCGTAATCTTTGGGCTTCCTGGCGGCGCTGTGGAGATTGAGTTTCGTCGTTTTCAATTTCCCACAGGCGCACAATATGGTTGGTGATGTCTTGCTGCGGAAATTGTTGGCCAAGCATGATCGCAGCACGGGCGCGGGCGATGAAATCCTGGGAAAGCGGCTCGCCCAGTTTTTGCTGGCTGGCAACAAAATCCTCGAAGAGCTTCTGCTGCTGCGCTCGGCCTGCCTGTTCGGCTTCAAGCTCTGCTTCAGCTTCGCGGCGTTTCTGCGTAGCAAGCGGCACAGGGAACAAGCGGCCAATGCCAGATACATCAATCCCTCCTGGAGGCTGGGGCAGCGTTGTCGCCGGTAAGCCAGGCACTCCGCTTGGCACAGCCAACGTCGGTAGCTGTTCCGCTCTGCCCTCCCACATGCGTTGGACTGCTTCCCACTGCTGCGCGCGCTCTGCTTGCTGGCGTTGGAAGTCAAATGCTTCAGCCTGCCGGGTATCTGCGGATTTGCGTGCCGCAATCGACTCGGCAAGCTGTTGGGCACGTAGGCCACGATCCGCTTGCGATTCCTCAAGCTGCTGAGAAAACTTCTTTTGTTCCTCAAGCTCGTTGAGGCGTTGAAAGACTGCTTGGACAAAAGACGATACAGGCATTGTTAGTCTCCCAGCCAGCTACCCGCCGGCCCACCCGCGCCCACGCCTGAAGGCGTTGTCGTGCCGGCATTTCGCTTCTTCCACCAGTCGGTAAAGGCCAGGCCCCCAAGCGCCCCAAGATCCGTTGCGAACTGCGAGCCGAAGCTTGGACCATAGGCGCTTGTGTCACCAGTAGTCGTGGTGCTGGTCGGCGGCCTACCAACCCACGACAACGCGGTGTTCAGCAATGGCTGCACCCGCTCAGCTCGTGCTTGGGCTTCCATAAACGGCAACTGGCTAAAGAAATTCGCCGACTGTCCAAGCTTGCCAAGTTGGATATTGGTCAGTCCTGCACCGTACCTGCCACTCGACAACCCGCCAAATCTCGCCATGTTCGAGCGCAGCGCATTCATGCTCGACTGGGCAAGGTTGTTCAGGTTGGTCATGAAGCTGGTCTTTTGGGCATCTCCAAACACCGGCTGTTGGGCTTGGCTCAGCTCGCTGGTTAGCAAGGGCATAAGGGCCTGGCGGTATTGGGCAAATGCCGGGTCCTCGGTCTGCGCGATGGTCGAGCTTGTGGTGTTGCTGCCTTGCTTGCCACTTGAGCCAAGTGCGCCTAGCGCCGCTCCACCAACGCCCAATGCGGTGTTTTGAACAGTTTTATTGCCGGCCAATTTGCCTACAAGACCACCAATACCAGATGCAATTGCAGGTATGGCGGATGCGATAAAGCCCATAGTGGTTGTCCTTTAAGCAGCAACGGCAGGCGGCACAGCAGCGTCTTGCTCTGGCGCTTGCCTAGCTTGCCAATCTTTCTTTGTCATGCCGAACAGCAGAATGTTTCGAGGCTCGTTGTTCTGTGTGACCATATCGTGGAAGCAGCCCTCGAAGCGGAAGCCAAGTCGTCGGGCAAGGCCCTTCACTGGTGCGTTGTTCTCCAGCACATATGCGCTCACACGGGTAAGGCTTGGTTCGGTAGAGAAGATTTCACCAACAGCCGCCGTGATGCCCTCGTCGATAAAGCCGCTGCCCCAAGCACGCCGAGGGCTAGCGATGTGCACAAAACAATTCCAAATCGTTGAAGGCTCGAAGATAATCATGCCAACAAGCGGGGCCTCATGTTTTGTGTTGAGCTTGTTGAATTTATCAATCACGCCGAAGGAGCGAGCATAGGGCAAGAGGGCACCCAGGAATTGCTCGAACTCCTCCGCACTCTTCGGTGACAGGTCACTTTCAACGATGTTTTTATAACAATGCAGCCAGGTGAAAGCGCGTTTCGCTTCCGTGATTGGAAACGGTTCAATCAAGTCGATATTCGAAGATTCGATGATGTGCATGGTTGTTGAAAAAAAAAGATGGGTTACTCAGAATGGGTACTTGTTATCGTCAAATTGATTATCGCGTCCGCCCCCAGCGCTGCACCCGCAATCCCGTGCGTGGAGGAAAGAGCCGTCTGGCGACCGGAATTCCCCCGGCCAGGATCAGCGCTGCTGCCGGAATGGCTATGTTGGTTCTCGTGGCGAGTGTCGGAACCACCCCGGCAAGCAGGAGTTCGCCTGCGCCCACGGATACATAGTAGTCCCCAGTCTCAACGAGAACCGGTGCCTCTCCAACAAGCAACAATTCCCCGGCCGGGACTGCGGAGACAAAAGCTTGCATCAGGGCCGGTGAGTACCCGGCGAGTTGCAACGTTCCGCCGGGAACATCAATAGATACAGGCACCGGCAGTTCGTAAGTGATTACAAATGAGATTTCATCCTGCCCTAGTTGTACTGCCGTGCTTCCTATCGTCGAAAGGTAGTTATAGGCACGCAGCAGAATGCTCGCGTTGCTTGTTTGCAGCCCGCCCGGAACGGGCTGATCTGATCCTGTCTGCCCAGCAGTCCAGGCAGTACTGAGGATATCCCCCGAGATGCTGCGCAGAGTCGCGGCCAGCGTGCCGTCCGAAGCATGTAGCGTATACGGCCCTTCTTTAGCAGAAGCAAACCCGGTTCTCCTGTATTGCACGCCGGCCAGGCGAATACTTGTGACCATCGCGCCAGCCGGAACCCCCAACTGTTCCCATGTGCCCGTCCATTCCCAGTAATTCGTTGAATTAAATGCAGGAGTTGTACCGCCAATATACATAGCAAGCGAGCCGGGGGCGGGAGAACCGTTGCTGCCGTCATAAAAGGAGCCGACAAAAGCGCTTTCTACATGGCCCACAAACCCTTCCGTGCCGGACAAGAAGGAGAACGTCTTGGTAATCGTCGCCATCGGGCCTTTATGCCATACCGCTGAGAGTGAACACAGTCCCCGCGGTGATGAACAACGTATTCCCGGCTGTGATAACCACATCGGCCGGCGTGTTATCGAGCAGCGCCCACGCCAGCAACGGCTTGTTGGCCGCGGTGTCGTCATAGATCACTGCATACCGCATCGAGATCGACCCGCCAGAGGCTGTCCATTGGGCAGCGGCGGTAGTCGCGAACGTCACCTGCGCCCCGCTGCGGGTCCAGGTGGTCGTGACGGCGACGCCCCCGGTGGTATATCCGTTTGCGTTAGGGACCTGGTTTGTCAGATCGGCCAGCACGCTTTTGGTCGGATCGGCGCAGTTCGACGTGGATTGAAACAGCGCCACCTTGAAGACGTGGCCCGCGAGGTTGATCGTCGTGTTTCCGATCTGCTCGCGGGCTGAATTGTAAGCTTTCCATGCATTAGCAGGCATCGTCAGTTGTCCTCGGCTAGGGCGTTCAAGTTTTTCTTGTTCATTTTCAGTCACATACGGATTCCGGGTAGATAGAGTCCGAAATTCTGAGTTAAGATGCTGTCATGAAACGACTGCTTCTGCTTGCCGCGATCCTGGCCGCAATCACAATCCCGGCCTCGGCGGAATTCCCGGTTAACAAGGTTCTCGAAATCGCCGGAATCCAGATTGTGCTTCGGCCTAGTGGAACCGACAAAACGGACATTTTCATCGGATCGGCCACTCAGCAGACTTCCGCCGTGTCGGTGACCGTTATGAAAACAGGTCTTGGCGGTCCGACATCGCCGGTTCCATATTCGGAATCCTTTCTCGTCAGGGCAGTACGGCGTGATCCAACCGCGCGCTGGATTCGCCCGCCGACGCAGTTGAATCTGCCGGATGGATTCGTGCAGATCACGAGGGTCACATGTTGGGGCACGCCGGACCAAATAATCTGGATTTCGGTGGACGAATTCAGCACGATTAACACCGCTACCTTCCACCGCTAGAACCGAACTATTGGGACTGAACCACTTTTGTCAGTCTCGGTTTAATCGCCGCCTCGATTGCCAGCTCCGCTTGGCGTTTTGCGATGAGATGATTACGCATCGCTGGTGTGGGGAACTGCTGCGTCACGCCCGCCACCACTTGAGCCACGGTCTTGGTAAGAAACTCATCCACGTCTGCAAACATCCGGATGACACGGGGCATGTTGGTTTCCGGATCGTGTTCGACCCGCTTCTGAGTCGCCAGATACTCGTTGATGGAATCGAGCACATCGTCTTCTATCTCGAACGTAAATTGCGCCATAGGTTTGTTCTCCTCGCCTGTTAGTTATATTGCGTAATAATCCCGCCATTGAAATACAGGGTGCCGTCCGTACCGTCAGCTTTTTTATACGGGAGTGCTGCGGTCTGACCGTCCAGATGGCCAGAATCGGTTATTTTTCGAAACGTTCCGGCAGCGATCCACGCACTTGAGCTTATGTTTGATAGGCTACTACCACCCATTACCCATTGATTAATAAGAGGTGATCCCACATACAAAGTGTATGTATCAACGTAATTATTGACTTTTACGTACCCATTGTTGCTGAAAACGACGTTCCCGTTGTTTGACATGATAAGATTACCGTTGAACACCGCTGTTCCAGCCTCTAGTTTCGAGACAGACAAATTCACAATTTTCGCGTCGGTGATCGAAGCATTCGCGATCTGCGCTGCCCCGACTGCCTGCAACCCGATCTTCGCTTGGAGCACAGCCAGATCCACAATTCGTGCTGAGTTGATGATCTGGCTATTTTCCAGGTGCATCTGGCTCACGGCATATTGCACGAGCCTGGCGGCGTCGATGATGGGACTGTTCGCCAACAGATTCTGCCCCACGCCGTAAGTCGGGATCTGGACATTTCCAGAGGCATCGAAGCCGAGGCCCTGCGCCACCTTCGCGTACAGCGCGCCGAGATAGTCCTGAACTCCGGCACCCACATTAAGCTTGATGGCCCCAGCTTCGAACCCTAGCACGCCCGCGACGTTGGCCAGCAGTTGATCCGCCGACTTCGCCAGGCCCGGCCCCATCGCGCTATCCGCGATGTTGCCCGCGCCGATGCCCTGGTTCGGCGCGATGGTGCTGATGGCGATTTCCGGGCCGTCCGGCGAGCCATCCGGATTGGTTTTCCACGTCCCTTGTTTGTCGGCTACACAGCAGCGGAAAGTCCACGTCTCGGGAGTTTTCGGCAGGTCCGGCCCCGATACCGCAAAGGCATCCTGGTAAGCCCCCTCGGCTATCGGCGCTACCCAGTCGGTAGAGTTGAGCGCCCGCATCCAGCCACCAGTAGGCCGCTTAAAAAACACCGCCACGCCGCCGAGATTACTCACGTCGCCGGGCAAAAAGCAGCCCCACTCCCACACCAGGCGCTCGTTCATCGCGTCCCAGGTCGGCCGCTCGGTGTACGTCCCATTGTCTTCCGCCGTGCCGATGGCAAAGTCAACGACGTTATCCGGGAGCGGCGTGCCGCTGACCGTCACGCGCACAATGAGCCAGTGCGCCGGGTCTGGATCGATCGCGCCCCCGATACGTGGCTTAAACACCACATCGCATTGCTGCGAGTAATTGGCGCGGAGCGTCCAGCCATTGGGATCGGAAGTCCACGTCCCACCAGTGAGTGTGTCCCATACCTCCAGATACCGCCTGTCGTAGATCGGCGTGGCCCCATCCCATCCCTCGATCCAGTGCAAGTAGATCACGGCAGCGGAGTCGACTGTGCCGCCGAAGCCGAATACGCGGCCACCGGCGCTCTCCAGTGTCCAGACTTGCGCCGTGCCCTGGATGCGCGGAGTGTCTTCCTCTTGGCTCGATACAGTGAGGCGGATGGAGAACGCCGATTCTTTAGCGGCATTCTCTATCTGAAGTAAGTTGCGCGGCACATACACCACATCGACCTGCTGGCTCCAGTTATCTCGCAGGTCGAAGCCCGGCTCGTTCGCGTGCCAATCCCCGCCGTCGCGACCCACTGAATCGATCTGAAGATATCGGGGATCGTAGATCGGAAGGTCTCCGTTCCATCCCTCGATCCAATGCAGGTAGATATTCCAGCCGCCCGAGTTCTCGCGCGCAGCGGGCGGCACAACCTTGCCCTCGAATCCGAACACGCGCCCGCTCGCGGAGGCTTTATACCAGACCGACGCGGTAGAGGCAGCAGAAACCTGTGGTGCCCCACCCGTGCCTACGGCTGGTATGGTCACGGGCACGCTCGGTGACGCGCCTTCATGGCCATACAGCACCAGCGGGACCTTGTAGGCCTTCGAGCGCGCAGTGAGGTAGAGCCGTCCGGATAACTCGGTGGCACCCTCGGGGATGACAAAGCGGAATTTGCCGCGCCGCGAAGAATCCGATGCCTCACGATTGCCGAGATAGTCGAAATCCATTGCGGCGGACGGCTTGAGCGAGCCGTCCGGAACCCAATGCGCCGAGATGCCGGTGAACACGCCGACCGGCGACGGAGGGTCGTACTCTACGTCGAAAATCGCGTTCAGCCCGTCATCCGATTGCGTGACGAGAAACGGCGCGCCGCCAATCGGCCGCACAGAACTAGGGATGTCTCCAGGCCCTGCTCCCCCTCCCCCAATTCCCCCTATTGTCCTCGCAGTTGAACTGTCAAGGTTATATGTATTTGTAGTCTCTTCTACAAGCTTCAGGCTGTTGACTCGATCTACAATCTGATCGATCGATTTCTGCGTAGAATGCTGTAGCTCGCTGATCGTTGCACATGGGGGGATAAATACCGGCTCGATTCTACGCTTGCGCTTATTACTAGCCATTGATTGGAGTTCCAGGAATAGTTATTCGGCCAAGGCCCTTCAAGCCGACGCGCAGCAGGTCAAGACTCGACTTCCAGACTTTGAACGGCATGGTAGCAACGATTCGCTGCTGGAAGTTAAAGCCCCGCAAGCCGGGCGGAAACGCAATTGCGTCTTCCCATTGGCGGCCGGTAAAGGTTAATGTATTAGTGGCAAGCGTTGCGCCATCGACATCCCAGTAACTAGTCAGCGTTGCCGTGCCTGTAACCTCTACGTCAAGATCGAACTGCCGAGCGAGATCGCACGCCGACGCGCCACCAAGTTTGTTGTAGCGGATTAACCAGGAGGTTTTGCCAAACGGCTGAGCTTCAGTCTCGAACTTTGTATCGTAGTGCTTAAGGACCGTAAGGGCGGTGTAGACGACCCGCAGGTCGATGGCCTTCTGTGGTGCAACGGCCGGCGTAAAATCCACACCAACATGGAACGTTGAATGCCGAGTGCCAACAAACGTTGCAGTGCTAATTGCCGTACCATCAGCATACAACACACCAGTTGCGTAGCCACATGGGTTAAGCTCCGCCACCCAGGTCTTAAGTGTTTGATCGCTGCCAAATGCAACCGGGCCGTATTGCACTTGAGCGACCCGGTCAGGCTCCCTTCGTTGGTGGTACCAGGTGCTGTAATGCTTGAACGCAGTGCCAGTGTAGACAGTGTAGACAGTGCGGCCGTAGGTTTCGGGTGGCAACGAGAATGCGTAGCTCTGGCGGGCAAATCCAACCACCGTATGAGTAGCTACTGCAACATTGTCCACAAACGTTGTAGCCAGCATGATACCGTTGGCATTGACATCGAAGTCTACCCCGTCGTTGATGCTTTCCTCGGAGCTTTGTACGTCGGTGCGCCAGATGTTGACACGTGGGGGCTCGTTACGGGCATCGCGGCGCGTGTCCCAATGCTTGAAGATAACGCCTTCTGAGGCAACGTAGACTGTGTAGGCTTGATAACCGTACGTCTCGGCAGGAAAGCTAGTCGGGGTGACGAGGCGTTTGTTGGTTGGAGAGGCAATGGTGAACGTCGACACTGCCGTGCCATCAACAAACATTGTGCCCGCAACGGTGCCGAAGCCAAACGCTTCAATGTCCGAATAATGAACGTCCCATAGCTTTTCCCATTCGTAGTTATTGAGATCGTAGTCGGTTTTGTAGAAGGACACCCGCCGCGGCTCGTAGAGGGCGTCCCATGCAATGTTGTAAAGTGAGGTTTGCTGATTGGATGCTTGAGTGCCCGACAGCTCGAAAACAACGCTGTTGCAAATCGTGCCGCCAAGGGCTGGTGTGCTCCAGCCGCGAGTGGCATTCGTCAGCGTGCCAAGGGTAGCGGTGGTCGTGCCGTCATAAATGCCAACAAGCTTAGCAGGCCCGCCGCGGTGCTCAACAGAGATATTTTCCAACACGGTATCTGCCGCCACTGTCCACGCTTTTGTGCGGACACTCCATGCCATGTTGGTCGGCGTTCCTGTGGTTGTTTGGTCCCGTGGCCCCCCATCAAGCTCCATAATCTTGCCGTTGGTCGTGCCAATCATCAAGCAAGCTTCGTAGGCGTCCCACCAGAGGTAGGTAAAGTTCCACGGCATGATGTACCAATAAGTTTGCTTGGCAAGAAAATCTAGGATGAATATCGTGTTGGGGGTAGTTGCTCCATTCGTTGGCAAGCCAAGATACAGCTTGTTGTCGGCAAATGTCGCACAGGCGGTTGACTGGTAGCCAAGGTTGATGGCGGGCACCCGGTTGCCTTTTGCACCTGCTGGATCACTGGCTAACATGCCCCGCCATGCATCGCCGATTTTGTCCATCACCCATTCAAGCGGCACGTCGATGCCCTGGCCGGGGGAGTACATCGACAAGCCATCGTTATCCAGCAGCGGCACGCCGTAGGGAGTTTTGATTACTGCGTTATACGCGCAATTGCCGTGCCGTGACGCGGTGTGGCTGAGCACCCAATCAGCGTTTTCACCTTCGAAGACGTTGCCGCGTAGCTCATAAACACTTTCCTGGTTGACAATCACAAGAGATGAAGGATAGACAACCAAGCCTGTAATCTCATCGCCTTTGTGTGACACATCTGCAAAAGAATCCTCCGGCAACGCGGATGGATTGCCCGGCAACGTCCAGTTGATACGGTTCTCGTGAGCGATGAACAGCCGGTCGAAAAAAGGCTCCGACACAGCAACAACATTGTTTGGGAACCAATCGTGGGGAAGCACATCGAGGGTTTGCAGCAATGCTCCGTCAGTTGCCGCGTCGAGATCGGATTTGGTGTCGAGCAGGGTAGTCGTGGCAAGCGCAACTCGCCCTATCTCGTATGGTCGGTCAAGCGCCCCACCCGCCCGGTAGAAAACCCGATGTGTAATACCGTGCGCTCCGCCGCTCGGCGTGTCGGTAGCGGTGAGGGTCACCGCGCCTTCGCTCAAGTAGACATGTGCCTCCGGCCCTGGCCGAGATTCCTCAGTGATATTGTTGTCACTATCGATATTTGCCCAAGTTTGATAGTAGGTGTAGCCGACATCGGTATCGGTAAGCACTGCGAAATCTTCAGCGCCCACAATCCTCGCCGCCCACCAGTTGACAGTTATTGGGCCGACGGCGTGGAAGGTAAGCTTGGCGGCAGGCAGATTTGTCCATGATCCGGTTGGCGTAAAATCTGAAACACGTATAGACAACAGCCCGTCTGAGTTATCCCATACTGGGCTTACTCCAGCAACGCCAAGTGTTGTGCTAAAGGTATCATTGCCAACACTGAATATTGCATCAATGCTTGTTACGTATGACGGCTGGTCAACAATGAATTCGAACTCAACTTTGCCACCTGTGCCAACGACCAAGCTACTTGCATGGGTACTCAAGTTGGTGTTGGTCATTGTCATGACGATTTCTACGTCATAGGGGCCGATACCGGAGGTAAACCAGCCAGTTGACGTACCCGATGTACCAACAATCGCTGTTTGAGTAGTGGTCGCGAAGTCTGTGTGTGCGTACTGTGCATCGATAGCAACTGCATGCTGAGGAGATTGCTTGACCCATTCGATAATGCTTGTACCGTTGTCTTTGATGGCTTGCGTACCAAGCTCGGGGGCGATCCATGTGGCGTCACGATAGTGGGTGATGCCTATCCGCGGGCCGCTAAGTCCTGAGAGCACCGAGGTGAACACGCCGCTTGAACCTCGATAGACTGTAGAGCCGCATGCAACGTACAGCGGATTATAACTTTGCCAGTTTGTACGGCGGCGGGTGATGTAGTTGATCTGTGCGGCACCAACAGAGTGTCTGAGCGTAGCGCCACGCCGGGTTGCAGCTCCGCCTTGCTCGAAGCCGAAATCGATATTGGTTGCCGTCGCGACTTCGTTATCGGCCAGGAGCTGCGGTGCAGCCGAGGGATTCGGGCCACCGTGAAACGCGAGTTGTACGTTGGTGCCTTCGGGCATGAGCGGACAAGCCAGCAGTAAGCGGCTACTTGTTCAGGAACTTCACACGAACAATGTCAATCACCAAGCCGAGCAGTATCGAACCAACCGAGACACACAGGCGTGCGATCTCTCCAGGATCGCCAGCGCCCAGGCGCCCATAGTCAATCGTGATTGCGGAGAACACGCCAACGCCAGAACCAATCGACGTGCCGGCGAGTCTGTTTGCGGTAGATTGGACAGGCTTGGTAGCAGGGGCTGCTTGCTCGTTTACAACCTCTGCGGCGGGAACAGGAACATTTTCTTTTTCGGTCATAGTTTCTCGTAAACTGTGCCAGGTCTGATATGGGAAATGTTATGGCCTTTGCGACCAAAAGTACGTTTTACGCGGTGGAGCAGCTCGCTCGACTCGGCAAGGTAGACATCCGCTAGATCAGGGCGAGTAAATTCAAGCAAGGCAGCAGACGCTGCATGTGCAACAGCGGATTTGTATAACCTGGTGCCTGAAGCGTCGTGAGAAGCATCAACTTCTATTGGCCACGGTACACCAGTGACGGTGAAGGTATATGAGCCGTTTGGGGACGGCCAAACACGCAGGTGATAGGCATCCCAAAGAACAAACGCCCTCGGCTCTGCTGGTTGCGCGGATCGCCATTCTCGGCAATGTGCTTCAAGATCGCCATGCGTTACAGGCAACCATAGCTCGTTGTCATTCTCAATGCTTGTTGGCACGTAGATCGTCGAGGGCAACGCCACAAGATCGCCGCCGGGCGTCAGCGCCAGATCCGCAATCTCGGTTGCAAATGCAGCATCCACCAGCAAATCAAGCTGTGCTGCGTTGATCGCGTCGTAGAGTTGGGCGACTGGCCAAAACACCCCCGCGTCCGCAAGCAACATTTGCACTTCTTCAACAACAGTCATTGCAAGGAATTACCGATTTGGGGACAAGATACGCGCTTCGTAATCGCCACCAGGGCGAAGACGAGTTGCGGTTGGCGGTGGCACAAATGCTGCGTATATGCTGCGCAGCCGTGCAAGTGCCTTGGCAAACCGAGCTTTGTAGCGTAGTGCGCGTCGGGGATCGTTGGTAGCGCCGGGCCTGCGCAGTGCGCGGTATGCGCAAAACGGTACCGCCGAATACCGCGTCCATGCAGGAATCTGCATAGTCGAGGTATCGGTGGCAAATGTGTCAACGAGGATTGGGTACTCAAAGACAACTGTGCCCGCAGTTGCCGACGTTGGCCAAAACTCGATTGTTGTCGAGTCTTCTTGCTGTACGACACGTGGCGTGCTGGGTGCCGCCGGTAATGCGCCGCTCGCGCCTGCTTGTTCCCGTGCCAGCAACGCCAGCTCCCGCTTTGTCTTTGGCACAAGGCGTATTCCGTTCCAGTACACCGCGTCCAGGCGGCTGATGTTAGATCCGATTGTCGAGAGGGTGTGAGTTGCTAGGGAGGAACTAATGGTCGCTGTGCCCCAAACTAACTCAAGCTCGTTTTGCACGGTATCTTGCCATGCATCGAGGTAAGAGTTAAGTTCGGCATCGGACCACCAGCGGCCTTGAGCATCAAGAAGCTCACGCCTGACCGCTGTACGTAGCTGTAGGAGGGACCAACGATCAAAGGCCATAGATCGTGTAATGGGGTGGCCATAAACGCTGGCGAGGCGGGAGGCAAAGTTACCAGACTGCGATCAGTTACTATTATACCGCAGCAACTGTTGTTTTGCTCTTAGCAAGCTGCTCGTCAAACGCAGCAATCAAGCGCTCGCCGGAGATGGCGAGCGCACACGCAGGAAGCTCAGTAAGTACAGTGCCATCGGGGTTAAGCAATTGCTTCAGCACGCAGGATTTTGCGAAGTAATGTAGCTGGTGGCAGCCGCTTGTGCCATAGCATGGAGCAAGTTCCAGGTCTGGTGCCAACGATACACAGTTTGTCCAATACTTGCAAAGATTATCATGCCCACTGTGACTAAGCAGCACGATCTTTGGCGTGTCGAAGCACCCTGCTGCATTGGTGATTACTGACTCAGGACCAACAACAAGATCCACGTACTTGGTCATACACAGCGATTGCCGAATCGGCCATACGCCAGCTTTCGGCACGAGTTGCGGATGCTCGAACTCAAGCAAACTTGCGGTATGGTCGCCAACAGTTACGACAAGCGCTTCAGGGTGGGCATTCAGCCAATCTGTGACTACAGGCTCAAAGAGACCGTAGCACTTGTGATGGCTACTGCCGTTGAGCGCCCACAAGACAATAAACTTGTTTCCGTATTGAGCGCGAAATTTTCTGGCAGCGCGCTCCTCGTCACCAGAAAAATATAGCTCCCCCCGGCAACCGACACGCTCTGGGTAGCCACCAAGAGCCAACGTGCGGTCGAAATAATTTACACCTTCTGCTTCACGATTCCGCCAAGCAAGGCTGGTGTAAAACTCCCGTCGACCCTCAACCTTTAGCAACGCACCTTCAATGCTTTCGGACAGGTTGATATACTTATCGTAATCCCCGCACCATTCAGCCCAGTAATCACCAAGCAGGTGATTTGGGATTGCTTCCCGCTCTTGTAGAATTACGTTGTCCACAAAAGGATTGTTGTCTAGAATGGCGGATGAGTACCGCGTGCAGTTGACGGTCACATGATAGCCATCCTCGTGCAAAGCGCGAATCAACGGCGTGACCATTATCATGTCGCCCATCGCGCCATAGCGTACAATGCAAGCGCGAGGTTGGGCTGTGGTCTTGCGATCTGCGACCCCTCGCGCGCCACGGACTTTCTTGTAAATTTGCAAAAACGTCCCACACCGCTCGTAGCTGTCCTTCGCTATCCACGAACCCAGCGAACCAACAAGCCCTCGCATGGTCTTTGGTGTAAACCGATGGACAATCACCTCGCTGCTGGGCGCCAATGGCAAATGCAAAATCAAATGCCCACCTACGCGGAGCTTCTTGGTCGCTTCACGCAGGCGGGCTTCGGGGTCTTCAACACCTTCCAGGCGGGGGCCGATAAAGACGTAATCTAGCATGCCATCTGCAAGCACTTCAAGGTTCGTATCGCAAACATCAACCCTGCAATGCTTGTTCTCATCTGCGTATAACGGAAACACACCTCCTGTGATAGCTGCCTGGGGAAAGATTTCATAGTCCGCACAGTAGATTAGGCCCTTGCCACACAGGTAACCGATACTGCGAAATGCAGCCCATTTCGACTCGGTTGCCATCGACGGTTATCCGAGATCTTCGAATGCCTCGTCTTCATCGGGCGTGGGCCGGACAACCCCAATGGTCATGTTGAACACCCTGCCCGGCTTGATTCGGCGGGATTTACCACTATGAGGCTTGAGGTGGGTCTTGATATGGTTTGGGTGGAAGGGGACTTTTACATCACAAATTTCGCACCGCAAGTCACTGCACTCAAGACCAAGCCGTTCAAGCTCAGCCCAGCCGGGCCACGGACGGCTGGTTTCCCGCACAAGCATCTGAAAGCCCCCACCATGGTCGTTGGTCACTGCATGCGCGAACAGCGCGGCAGCGTTGAGCAGCACCCGCGAGTGGCAACCAGAATCAACTCGATGCACAGGCTTGTAGCCTTGGCACACAATCTGAGACGGTGCGAGGCCGGCTTTTTCGAACGCTCGCCAGTTGGTGAGGGTCTTGGGTGGTGTAGCAGGTTGCGCACCTTGCAAATCATTCGTTGTTTGCACAACGGGTTCAACAGCAGCTTTAGGCAAAGTTGTAGGTTCTCCAAAAAACGGGGCAGGTTCAACCTGCCCCGTATTGATATACTTCGTTGGCTAGTTAGCTAGCCGCAAACGGTTCAACCGTATCGAACACCACGGTCAAAATTTCATTCGTTGCGGCGATCGAGGCGGTTGTAGTGCCGGTAAGTTTCATGGTCAACGTAGCCACGGCAGTATCGGTACTTGCAGAATAAAACGGATACTTACGGCCGTTGGAAAACGTCACAGGTTTAAGCTCATCAGTCGTAGCATTCAGCGTGAACGAAGACGAAGTGCCGAGGACGTTGGTGCCATTGTAGGCAATGGCCTTGACACCAGTAAAGGTGCCCCCAGTACCAGTGCGATAAATTCTCGCACCAACAATCGCTAGCACGTGCGGAGCACGGGGCAGCGGAAACGTCAAAGCAGTACAGGTGCCGACAGCCGCCGAGCCGGTGGCTGCCCAGGTGCCGGTACTTGTGCCGGCAGGCGTAAAAACTTTCGTGTTGAAACGACCTTCAGAGTAGGACATAGCTAGATCTCCTTTTCTCCTTAAGCACTCGTCACAAACACGATGTGCTGCTCAGCGTCGGTGTCGTAATCCCAAATGATCTTAAAACCAAGCAGCGCATACCACGCGATGCCCAGGTCGCGGCCATAGTCCGCGGACTGTTTAAGCCTGATCTCTTCTGGAATCGCTACCGACTCGCACACATTGTCAGAGCCAAAAATGACTGCCTGACCGTGGGCCGAGCCGTTGCCGATGGTGTTGCTCAGGTAGCCGGTTTCCTCGACAAAGCGCACACCGTAAAACGTGCCCACTTCACCGTTGAAGATGTTCTGAGAGTACTGGGGCGAGTATTTTGCAAGGTCGATCCACCCGCCAGTTCCAGAGTCGGCGTGCATGCCACTCAACGCAGACACGCTGGCCACGCAGATGTAGTTGCTACCATCGTATTTTGGAATGTTTTTCTTCTTCATGAAGTCAACAATCTGGCGGACGTTGGCGGCAGTAAGATCGGCGCTGGCAGACGCGGTGGCGGTGCCGTTGGTTGTGATTACGGTTGTTGCTGTGTTCGAGCAAACCGCGATGAATTCAGTTGCAGCAAACTGGTCGCCTGCGGCGGATTCGAGAACTTTTACCTGGTCGTCACGGAGCTTCTGTTCCGTGACGCTGGAAATTTCGAACTTGCCGAGGGCTTGGAGCTTGCCGCTGAAGGGCACCGAATTTCCGTATTCGGTGATAATGACTGTACCCTGGTTGGTGACGAAGCTGGTTTCGGGGATGGTCGCCGTTTCGATCAGCGTACCTCCCTGTGTCGCGACGTCTCCTGCCTTGTCAAACAGGAACGTATCGCCCCGCCCTTTACCAAGCGCGTCGCGAACATCAACAAACTGTCGCAGACGAAACATTGGCTGAGCAGTGTGCCGAAGCTTATCAGTCAGCTCCGGACTCGACCAGTTGCCACCAAGGGTACTAACAGCATAGAATTGACCCATGAGGATCTAGTACCTTCCTTGGAGAGAAATAAGTTACGTGGACATCCCTCGCTGGCGAGCAGAGCGGGCTTGCCGTTCGGCAAGATAGTCGCTTGCGGTGTGCGGCTGCGGCTCGGCCGGCGTTGCCGGCGTTCCGCGGTCTGCCACAGGCGACGGAGGGATGGTGGACGACGCGAGGACTTCGCGTTTGCTAGTCAGCGCCTCATCCTTGCCAGCGGCACGAATTTGCTGGTAGAGTTTTCGTGCCTCAGCAGTAGCGGCATTTACGGCTGCCTTATACTGCTCAACGTAATCGGCAGTAGAGCGAATACGGCCAGCAGTGCTGGCAGCTTCGAGCATCCTCTGCGCGTTTACGGCAATTAGACCTTCAAGGGGCAACAGGTCTTGGTTCTCTCCACGGAGGTTCGTCAAGAAATCTGTGATTTGCGTCTCGACACGAAACAAATCAAGTGCTTGAGTGATGGCTTCTTCTTTGGCTTTAGCGGAAAACTTGTTAGCCATTACAGTTTCCGCTTCGGCGATTTTTCCTTGCTGAAGCAAAGCAAGCCAGTCGTCGTTGCCGGGCGTGGGGGCTGGCTGGGCCACAGGCGGTTCGGCAGCCGGGGGCTGGGCAACAGTCGGTACTTGTGCAAGTTTGGCCAGCATCGCATCAATCGCAGCGAGCCGCTCGGCGATGGGGTCAGCGGCAGCGGGTGCCGGCTCAACCGGGGCAGTTGGTGCAGGCTCTACAGGAGCCGCGGGGTCCACAGCCGGCACGGCCGGCGCCACAGGCTGCGTGGCAACCTGCGTGTCGTAGTAGCGTCGATAAAGCGCGGCGCGGTCGGTTTCGGCAGGCGTGGGCGTAGGCGTAGCAGGCGTAGCTGGGACTACAGGAGCTGCCGGCGTTGGCTGTGCTGGCGTAGGGCTGGTTTCGGGAGCAGCAGTCGGGATAACAGGATCAGGCATAGTTGTTGGGTAGGCTGGTTATTGTTCGTTGCACATCTCGGCAACGGTCGGGGTAGAAATTGCTACGAGCTGTAGGTTGCTGCTTCGCGGTCGAGGGTTTTGATCGCTGTTTCGCCACGAGCCAGCACGGATTCAAAGAGTTTGGTGATGAATGCGATGCCCTCAACCCGGCCGGCAAGCTGTACGGCAGACAACTCGGCAGGGCCAAGCTCGGTGGCTAACACGATCTTCGAGCCAAGGATCGCCTTGGTCAGCAAGTCTTGGTAGCGCTGAGATAGCTTGTTAAGCGCGGGCAGGATCGTCTCACGCCAGGCAATGTGGTCAAGCAGCTCGGCAAGATCTTCAGCGCGGGCAACTGCCTCGTGGGCATCGAAGTCCACAGCAGCAGGCATTACTTGGCGCCTCTGTGTTTGAAGTAGGCTACTTGCCGCTCATGCCGTAACGCAGCTTCGCGGCTGTTAAACGTGCCGAGGTTCTTGCCTTCGTGGCTGTAAAGGCGGTATTTAGATGGGCCAATCTTACGGATCATAAAAGTTCTTCGACGCCTCGTAACAGGAATGCCTCGGGAGAGAAAATAGAATCGTAGTCTGCCTTGATCTGTGCCGGCGTCCACGCCGCGCCTACATACATCCGAATTGCCTCCATGGCCCCGGTCATGTAGACCCCATTGTGCGCGGAATAGCCGAGGTTCATCTGACTTGATGCGGTGGGGTGAAATGGATTGGCCGTGGCTGCTACGGTAGGGCTTTGCACGCCGTCTATCCAAGCTTTGAGGCCACCGTTATCGCAATCGAAAACGATGGCGAAGTGGTGCCATGTGTTTGCGTCGAGAACCGTGGCCTCGAACTGCGGCACAATATCCGTTCCCATGCTGGTTTTCACGAAAGCTTCAAGTTTATGCGATGACAAGTTAATGCGGCAGAAAAATATTGCGCTGACAACTCCGGAGTGATTCGACAGGATGGTCCCGCCAGCGCTCTTGACACAGCCAATGACAGTAAGCTTGCGGACGTCGGCGAGGTTCACATTGATCGGGGAAACAATGCCGATGCCGGGGAAGTAAATCGCGCGCCCTATCTTTCCGGCAACCTCCTGCGCGGTCGGAATCCTGTACTTCTGTAGGCTCGTCCCGTGGGCCGAATCGAAGGCCCTGTTTCCGAGGTCGTAATCGTGGCCGTGAAAAGCATAGCTCGCTCCGCTCCACACCCCGGCACGGTTGCTCATGTCGGGCGGGTTCGCACGGCCGTAATACATATACAGTTTCGCCTCGCCAGCCACCGTAATGCTTGGCACCTTCACAACGGCGTACTGGAGCCAGGACAAACGCGGAGCGTCCAATGCCGGGGAAGTGACGATGGAAGTACTATAAGTAGTGTAAGTCGGATAGGTCCCCGTCATCCACATCAACGACAGCGGTTGATCGGTGGTCGCCCCGTACGAGAACATCGGCCGGATATTGAATCCGCTGTCCGCTATTCTCGTGCTCGACCAAGTAGCACCGTCGTCTGCCGTGATCCACTTCTCCATTGCGAAGACGCCAGACCCATGCTCAGTGTTGTTGCGCGACAAGTAGACGATGTTGGGGTTTGAATGGTCGAGATGAACTCCGCCGCTGTAATACTTCCCGGTCACGTCCACTTGCGAGATGCCGGTCCCGGCTGGAGTAATCTCGTGATCGACCCAGGCGGAACCTGTCCAGCGGGCATACCGATAGCGATGATCGGGAGCCTCGGAAGCGGTCGATCCGGGGAAGACGGCGTAGACGATCACCGGGCGTCCGCCCCCATCGAGCGCAATGTCGTAAATGGCAGCACGCCCGGAAGTCTGGTAATCGTACACCTTGTCGCTGACCGCGGGCGTGATCGGCGTTATCGCGAGTGTGTCATCGGAGCCGATCTCCGTGCCATCGGCCTTGTACCATTTGCCCATGGTGTGCTTGCAGTAATACACGCTGTTCTGTGCAAAAATGGCAGCGCCAGATTCAGTAAAGATGCAGTGAATTTCATCCGACCCGTTGCTTTCGAACAAGGCATACGGCTGATTCTGGCCGGTTTCGAGCCACTTCACCGCATTCCACGAGTTCGCGGCCAGCCCGGCTTCCGTCGTCCAGGCCATGTATGCGCGCAATTCACTGACAATCGTGCCGCCACGGAAGAAAGCATAGATCTTGTTCGACTCGCCGGTCATCCGGAAGGGGCAGCAGTAAGCATGGTGGACCGCATCGCCTACGCTGGTCCAATCCTTCTCCGTGTTCCAAGCGGTGATATCTTCCGCGCTTGATGTGATGCGGTAGCAGGCCAAGCCATTGTGATGCTGGTAGAACGCCGCGATCTTCCCGTCGCTCAGCGCGAGCAGGGCCGGGTAATCGTGGTCGTCAATCTGGAACTGTTGGCCTGAGTACATCGACCCGGATGTAGCTTGTGTCTTGGTTACGTGGTCGTAACTCGCAACGTAGATATAGCCGTTGGAAGTGACTACTCCGATGTAGGTTTTGTCGCCGTACCGCAGCACGCTTGGCCGAGTGTACCAATTCCACGCCCCATCCCCCACCAGCATGTTCTTCGCCGCGCGCGGAACCTCGAAATCGAGCACCGTGGCCCCATCCGCTCCCGTGAACACGATGTCCGATCCGTCCGCCTGTGCGTGAGCCGCCAGTTCTGGATCGCCCGCGAGCGTCACGACCACAGGCTGATCGGTCAGGTCGGCAGTCACCGCGCCTGCGGGAATGGTGAGTTCCTTACGATAGGTGTAGCCAGGGAGCCAATCGTCCTGTTGTGATAACCTACCGTAAGCTGTAGGCGTACATACATCCAAGCCAATGTTAATCGTTAACATGTAACGCTAGTACAATCCAACTAGAGCCTGTGCAATTACGCCCGGCTGTCCTGAAGCAAAAACTTTTCGTAGCCTGAACGGGTACACTACTCCTGTAAGCAAGCCCGTAAAGGACACAATATCCCCATCAGCCATAGTGACCCTCAGGTCGCCGCCTGTACCGACGTATAACGCTCTAGTAGTAGCTTGTAAATCGGTATCGTCACTTGGGAGGATAGCAAATGCTTTTGCAATTGGTCGTCCAACCGCGAGGGCTGCTTGGTCAGAAAAGTTCATACGATACCGTCTTTACTTTGAGGTTGTTGGGGCGGAGCGGGCTTGCATCTCTGCGAGCTGGCGTTCATGCTGCATCTCGCGTTCGCGCAGGGCCATCTGCTGCTGTGTGCTAGCAGCTTCTAGCTGTGCTTGCTGGTTGGCAAGCTCTGCCTGCTGCGCAGCCTGCGCTTGCTGCTGCTGCATCTGCACAAGCTGTACCATTTGGGTCAGCAACTGAGGAGTGATGGCCTCAGTGGACTGCGCAGCCTGCTTGGCCATCGCGGTCTCCGGATCTGCAATGATCTGCTCGATGTCGTGGATCGCAGGCCGGAAGGCTTCCAGAATGCGTTGTAGCAGCTTGTCCTGATTGATGTAGGGTACCCATGCCTCAGGGTTCTGGCCAATCAAGTTCATGAACTGCACGAGATTCTGAAGCATCTCGGCTTTTTGGAGCTGGCTGGTTATGCCGGTGACCTTGATGATATAGTCACCGCTGACCATTTCCAGCAACTGCTCACGAGTGAGGCCCTTTAAGGCATCGGCCCCAACACCCAGGATCGACGCAACTCGCGGGTCGTTGGCTGTGTCAATAAACTGCAAGATCAAGTCAACCGCAAGCTCAATCATTGGCTCCAGAGCTTGCTTCTCGATGTCCGACGCCATGTTGCCGAAGAAGGAATCCTGGTTTTCAGACTTTTCCTGGATTTCGGTTGCCGACTGCACGCCCCGGTAGCGAGGGATGGCCTGCTGGATTTCGCTGACCAGGCTGCCTGCCTGGTGCTCGCGGTCGAGCGCCGCGCTGACTTGCACCGCACCTGCTGAGATATCTTGGAACTCGATTGGCTTGATGCCTTCACCAACAAAGTTCATGTTGCGCTTGAACAGCTTGCCAGGCGTGAGACCTGTTTCAAAATCTTTTGGATTGTCAAACGCATCAAGATTGATTTCAAAGACCGGCAACAGCCGGAACATCAAGGTGTCAACACTCAAGTTGGCAAGCTGTGAAAGCGCCTTGTCGATCTTGCGCACCATCTCAACAAGGCCCACACCTTCAGTGCGGAAAGGCAGCGCAAGTGGCGAGAAACCGATGTAGGGGGCTTTCTTGCACCACAGCCGGTTGGCCTGGTAGCCACCAGGTAGCAAGCACTTGGTCCCGTTAGCAATCAATACATGAGCATGCTTATCAACCAGCTTGCCGTCGAGGATAAGCGGGCCGTAGTACTCCGTGAGCTTCACGTTGCCCATGCCGTCAACGTCGTTGCTGTTGGGCTGTGGTGGCTCGTTGAACCGAAGCTGCGCTTTGCGGTCGTACTCGTCAAGCTGCATGGGGGCAAGGCCCTTCAGGCGCTCAGCATCCAGCACACCTTGCTCCGCCAACTCATGCAACTGCCACAACGGCACCTCGATTTCCTCGATCGTGCCCGCCCACCGATTCATTTTGCTGCCGGGCAGCCAGTAAAAGTTATACGGGTCCACAGCCCGGATCATGAGCCGGCCTTCAAGGATTTCTTCCCGCACGATCCGCCGCTCGGTAGCGAAGCGTGGCTGCGGGGTGCCGAAGGCTGCAAGCCCTTCGCCCTGACCCCAACCAAGGGGCGACAACGCCTCGGTCGGAAGCTGCGTGGGGTACAGGTCGTTCTCCTGAGCAGGGTATTCGGTGCCAAGCTGGCCAAGGATGCCTGTAGCCTGCCGGCTAGCAGGGGCGCCAGCCAGCAGATCAGCAATTGAGTGCTCGGACGATGCTGCCTGCATGCCTGGCATCGCAGGCGGCTGCGCTACTGGCACCTGTGCAACCTCAACTCGCGTGCGCACGCGTGGCACAAGCGCCCACCAAACCTTCCACACTCCAAGGCCGATTACAAACCCGCACTCTAGGCCCTCTGCAAACTCCTCCTGATACCGAGCCTGGTCAAGCAGCACTTTGCTCAGGTCGGTCATCTGCTCGGCTCGCAATGTGGCAACCAGATCGTCGGGGTTGATCGCCTCCACTTGCCACGGATTTTTGGCGGTGCTCAACAGGCGCTTGATAACGTTGGTTGCTTGCTTTACCGAGCCAAACGCCTTCGGCAACACAATCTTCGATTGCCAGTCTTCTTTGTTACGGAAGTCATCAAGACCCCGATACAACGCCCAGCACTCGTCCCAAATGGCGCGCTTGGCAACTCGGGCTGTGCGCAGCTTGTCCCGCCAAGAGTTAACGAAGGCGATGATCTTGGCTTCCAGGTCTGTGCGGGTGTCCTGGGCAGCAGCAGCAGGGCTAGTTGATGCTTGCTGTTCATCGCCCGCAGGCGTCAGCTCTACAGGAATCCCATCAAGAGTGGCAACGGTCATGAAGGACTAGGCAGACTAGGCAGACTAGGCAGGAAAAAGCACAGCGCGACCCACACGCCTACTAAGTAATTATACCAAATACCAGCAACATGTTGCTGTTAGTAACGTATTGCCCATTTACTGACCATGCTTGGCAGCACGACTTGCCGGTTAGCAATCCGTGGTCGGCTGTTCATAAAATACTTACAATCATCAAGTGTGTGGTTGTTGTAATCGGCGATGTTCTCACGGTAGTTGCTGGTGGCCAGCATTCGGTCGCTCATAGAGGCAAAAATCGCGGTCTCAAACTCCCGGATCTGATTCGGACAGCAATCGTAGATACGAAATGTTGGGTCGTTGCTCGACGCCCAATGCTTGCGCATCATGGCAACCCAAGCAGCTTCGTCCTGATTGCCCCGCAGCAGCTTGGTCAAGCCCGCCTCCAGCAAGATATCCGCCATCGAGCATGCTGCGCCGGTCTTGGAAATCTTGGTGACCGAGAAGATAGTTGGATCTGCCGCAATATAGCGGATCTGGTCCCAATACGGACATTCTTTGATCTTGCCAACCAGGTCAGGCACGCTCCTGCACGGCTCAAAATGCTCCCAAATGCTGTACGTCACGCCATCAGCAATTGTGTAGACATGAAAACTCGATGGATTGCGCTGGCCGAAGTCGAAGCCACCCCAGCAGGTTGCACTAGCGGGCACCTCTGGATACGGCGCTTTGACAATAATCGCTTCCCGGTTAGTTGAGATTTCCGGAAACACCTTCGCGCCAAAGAGCGCTTCGTATGAAATCTCGTATTCTTTGTCCCACTTGGCGGGCAGCATGCCCGCAGACGCTTCGGCCTTCCACGCGTCGCTGCGCTTTGCAGGGTCCGCGGTGTAGTGCAGTCTGGCAATACAGAAGCGATTTCCGGCATTGCGCTTGATGCGTAGGCCGGTGGACTCGTAAAGTATCTCAGGCGGTTTGCTAGCTGCCATTGACGGGAGCGGGAATATTAAACTGCGAAGGGCTGCCGCACGCCCGGCATTTGAAGTGCAACACTCCTGGCATATCAGGCAGCACGCCAAGCAAAATCACTTCAAGACGTTTGCATCCAGGGCACACAAGCAATGGAGAATAGGGTGACCATCGCGGCCCGGCATCGGGCACCTTTTGCACAATCGCCTCAATACACGCTTCATCCCCAACAAGCGTCGAGTCAAACGGCGAGTCGCCATCTGGTGGCCTTGAAGGCTCGATAACGCGCAGCGATAGAATGTCCCGGCTGGGCAACAAGGCAAGCAAGTCTGCGAGGTCTTTGTGGGCTGGCGACCAACTGTGCGATTTGCTAACGCTAAACGACCATTTATGATCTGGATTGAACGCCGACGGCCAACAACGTTGTTCATACCGATCCTCATCCGGCACAATGAGGATCAGGTGCCCACCCGGCTTGACCAGCCTCCACCAGTTGAGCAGCCCTTCGAGTGGATCATGCAAATGCTCAAGGCAATGGGCGGAAAAAACCAGGTCAAAACTTTCGTCCGCCAGGCCAGCCATAAACTGCGCATCACCGTCAGCACGGTCCCAGCCTCGGGCGTGCGGCACTACCAGATCCGAGCCACAGCCAATATCAAGTATTGAGCACTCGGAGCCAAAATACCTGTCAAACTTGCCGTTTTCTTGCCACCGTTGCCGGAATTTTGAGGCTTCGTTCAAGTGCTAGTCCGTGGGCTGCGGTTGGCTGCCGTTGAGGTAGACCACGATTGTTAGCTTGTCCAGCCGGTCGAGCATCGCCTCAAGCCGGTCGAGCATCGAGTGCAATGCGCCAAGCGTCTGCGGAATCGTTTGGTTGTTTATTTTGTCTACAGCGTCCTTGACACCGATGAGGTCCATGTGGTAAATATTCCTTTGAGCAAAAAACCCCGTGCGAAGGGGACTGAAAAATTGAATGTGATAGTTGCTACCGCCAACCCCCATGCGAAGGGGTCTGTAAACCGCTATGCAGGCTATATACATCACTATCGAGCGAGATCGACAGTCTCGCTCGTCACGAGAGGGTGCACGGTTCCGTGTCAGAGTCCACGCTCAACCTGGGGGCCCGGCACTACTGGTCAGTGGCCGCCTTTGCGAGAGCGTAACAAAAGCAAAGTCCGAAGCAACGGCGCTGTTTGGGGATCTTGATTGGCAGGAGCCTGATTCCCGCTCGCCAGCCGAGCTACGTGCATCGGCAGTTTTGGAGTTTGAGTAGCGGGCTGCCGCAGCGTGCTTCCTACCACGTCTTTCCAATGCTGATCCGAAAATCCGCCTGGAAGTCCGACAGTGCGGTCTTTACAGGTTTGATGGCCGGTAGGATGATAAACCAGTTCTTGACTGGTATCGTTACAAACCCACCAGGCCCTGCGTAGGCAATGCCTGTGTGATCGCCTTCTTGCGCGAGGCCAAGCTGACCGAGCGTCCAAACTTTGACCCGCCAGCTATCAGGTCCAATATTCCGCACAGGCGTTGCAATGCCCGTCATGGCGACAATCTGAAGCTGGATCTGTGGAGTCCGTTTGACCGACATGACCGTGTAGTCGTTGTATGACCATAGACCACCAACCTTGTCAGTCAGCTTGGTTGCGACAGTCAACGCCGGCCGAGCCTGGGGGTCGGGGGTGATGGTGAGGCCGATTGCCACGAAGTTTGAGGGCTCACTAGCAGGGGCTGGTGCGTCTTGCGCGACAGTGACCACCGGCAGAGCAAGACTGAGGATGATTGACGTGAATAGTGCTTTGAGTTTCATAAGAATTCTTGTTTGAGGATTATTTCCTGCCTTCATGCTCAAGGCTAAAGTGATTACCGTCGTTGAATCGCCCGCCCCACGCGCCACCGAGCGATTCCCAATACTCGCCGAGCGTCTTGTATGCTTCGCTCGTCGGCTGGTAGGCACCGTTGACAAACAAGTTAAAGTCCACCGCCAGCCGTGAGCAATGCAGCGACTTTGCAATGCCTTTGCCCTGCTTGGCATACAGCGCCGCCTGCTCTGGTGTGCGATACGCTTCGCCAAAGGTCAGTTCGTAACCGTGGGCATACGCCCAGCCGATAAGCTGGCCGATCATTGATACAAACTTCCGCTGCTTTTCTCCAAGTGTCACAGGGAGCCCTCCTAGCTCTGTTGCCTAATCCTTGCAATGATGTCAGACGTGTGCAGGCCGGTATCTGGCACGAAGCATCGACACACATGCGGGAACCGGGTTGCGTGACCTGCGTACTCCGCGCCCTGCACCCGAAGGTCAGGTGCAAGCGTGGCAACCAGGCGCCGCATATCTTCGTCACTGCCCACCTCGACCAGCGCATCGATTGGCATGTAGCCAAGGGTGGTTGCGCGCTCGATGAAGGTCATGACCGGACGACTAGCGCCCTTTGCCTTGGCCACCTTTTCGTCGCTATCGAGAGCTATAAGCACCGTTCCTGTCGGCCCTGCTTTGTCTCGTGCAACGCTCAGCAACCGCATATGGCTTGCAGTCAGCAAATCAAATGCGCCGTTGACAAGCACTCGTGGCCGGGCAAGTTGGGCTGCTGGTAGCATATCGATGCGCAGCCACGGTACCCCGTCAGCGCCCTTCGTTCGAGTGTAGTAATAATTACGAATGCGGCTAGGCAAAGTTGTGTGGTGGAGCTTCACTAAGTTGTTCTTGGTCACGATCACTGCATGCTAAATGGAACCACCCAGGATTAGCGGACGAGATTGCGGTAAAGCGCCCGCCTGCCTGGATCGCAGGCTTGATTGCCGCAAACGCGTCACCCGCTGAGACTTGAAACGCAGCTTCGTCTTGGAACACGCCAGAAGGGTGATATTGCCGAATTTGATCCGGGCCTTGAGGAAAGCCAAGGATTTCGGAATTCAAGCTGGTAATGCGCAGCATACCTGATTTCGCAGCCCCAATTGCATATTCAGCCCTATGCACATCACGAATTATCTTTGGCTGATGGTTGTAGATAAACCACGAGCGTTCGACAAGTTCCCGCGTCTTTGGGGCATCTTCAGATTGGAAGATATTCTGGCGTCCTTCGTGATACAGCGTATCCCAGGTATACATCGTCACGACAAGCCACGTAGCAAACATATCGCGGGATTTCTCAATGAACAAAAACTGCTCTTGCTGCCACGGCTTGATAATCGGCGCGATGTATTCGTACAACAAATGCCGAGGAAACGGCCGCGTGGTGGGCAACTCGATAAAGTAGCCCCGTAGCTCGTTTTCTTCTTCGCACTCGATGTCGTGCGTTAACTGCAAATGCGTGCGTCGTTTGTTGAAGAAATGCGTTGCTTGATCGTTGCACAGCCGGCAAGCATG